CAAACGAGCTTTTCTGGTGTCCCGATTTGTACCATCGGGGCATTAGATCGCATTATTCACCTGTTGACGAAAGGATCGTCAAAGGCATCATTAAGGTGCTCGAAGTGTAAGAAGCACCGGACCGCTTTCGCGGAATCCGGTGGTCCTATCAAACATTCGAGCGCTGATGCTTTTCAGGTGCTACTTAGGTACGGTTGTCCACCGTACTACCAGGATGTCAAGCATGACATACCTGGCCTCTGGAGCCTCACTAGCTTGCGGAGGACCGAATACAGGCACGGTTGTACCTGTACCGGGGAGTTGAATCGGGTTTACGACCATGAGGGAAAACTCATTGGCTACGATTCAAAAGAGGAGAGCGAGAGAAAAACGGTACTGTTTAACCAATCGCAAATCGACGCTCGTCGTCGAGGTCACCAGCTCAAGGATCTTGAGCGGTACACTGACCGCCTCTTTGTTCAGATTCTCCTGAACGTTTTCGGTGAAAGGTTACGCGCTGAGCACTTTATCTGCATTTTGAAGTGTCTCCGCGGTTTCCTATCCCTTCTCCGAGATGATGAATTTTATGACCTTAAGGATCAACGGGTTGGTTCTGAGCCGATTAGAACTCTCATCTTACCGTACATCGAAAAGCATTTATCGATGTCTTACATGGAGTACATCAAGTACACGAAGTGGTGGACCACAAACCTGTTGGCTCGCCACCTCCGCCAAGAACTCGAGCCGCCTCCCAACGCGGATGACGACCCTTATGGCGGAGTTCTTTCCGGTCCTCGCCGGATACTTCGTGCAATTGTTGCCCATGTGGGAAACCGGAGAAGTTTCCACTTCCTTTGCGGTCTACAGCAGCTTAAACGTGCTGCCGAGATTGTACCCGCAGAATTCATTTCAGGTGCGTATGTCAAGCACTGTGAAGCGATGTCAAAGGATCCTGAGTCAGACTTTAAACTCGGAACTCTTGAACCTCGCAATAAGAACTCGCAAAAGCGATCGAAGGCAATCTCGATCCTCGCGCGAAGGAAGAATTTGGGGAGTGACGTCGCACAACGGTTGATTCGACGATATCACTCCGATCCACGGTGGAATTCGAGCCCTGAGCAGTATCTGGGCCGGTTTGAGGAGCGTGTTCGTCAGGTTATGAATTGTTTTAACCCTGACTTGTTCACGCAGTATTCCCCAAGCAATTCCGCATGTTTTGAGAACCCACGTTCATTGGGTGGTCAGAATGGCGAGATCTTGAAGCAGTTAGGTCTTCGCCATTATATGCCTTCTCCTCTTAACTTCGGTTTTGAGAAGCGCATGCATGACTCTACTTTCGAAGGTCGAAGCGTTTTTTCCGGGTTGTTCCCAACGCATTCGCTCGAAGTATCTCACGGTGAATTGATTTCCCATCCCTTAACTCCTGGTATACTTCAACAGGAAATATTGGATGAGCCCGATGGTGCTTATGAGTCTCAGAAGCATTTCAACTACCGAGGTCCTCCGACCTCGACTGCTGTTCGGGTTCATGACGGTTTTGTCTTTCAGCATTGTATAACTAAATGCTCCGGTTATGTCCGGATTTGGGAATGTGATATTAACCATGATCACGATTCTAAACGGAATGACAACTGTCGGATGGGTGTGGTATCGCGAATCCTTTCTCAGCCGCGTGTTGAGTGTGGTCTTTATGATCCCGGTGACGAAACCGGATATGTCGACCAACATAAGGATCGTGATAAAGGTAAAGATACACGGTTTCCGCATCGCTTTTCTGCGGACGCCGATCGAATGGTCAATATCTATGGCAATACGCGTGCCTTGACAAAAGACGGTGAATATCGGATCTGTAAGTACTTCGATCCGTACACATTCGATCATCGAATTCGTACCATATGGTCGGAAATCCCCTATCCCTTAATCGGTGATGGCGGGAGTGACTTCCATGAAAATGGTGATCTGATTTCGATGAGGTATCATCCTAATTGTGGTGTTGTTGAGGACAGAGGCTATTCCATGCCTTTTGTAATTTCTGTTCTCAATCAGGTATACGATCAGAGTTTCTCCGATCCCCCTGATTCTCGCGCCGAAGGTGATGGAGATAATTGTGCTTTCCTTCCTAATCCCTTCCGACTCAAGAACAACTGTTTCTCTTTTGGTTACGGATGTCCTCTCAGCTCTGGCGATGAGGACGACCCTGACGTCAAGCTTAGGGCCCGAGTGGCTGGTGTCTGTGAGCCATTTAAGGTTCGCCCCGTCACGAAAGGTCCTGCCTTTCCGTATTGGCTCTGCAAGAGCTACCAAAAGAGTATCCACGGTTATTTGAAGCGCTTTGAGCAGTTCAATCTTGCCGGGTCCCCATTAGAGACTTCAGACTTCTTTCGATTACAGGAGTCGAGTCCCTATCCCGACGGCCTCTCCGTGCCGTCGGAACATAAATGGGTTTCCGGTGATTATAGCCAAGCGACCGATCTCGTTGATGTACGACTAACTGAGATTTGTCACAAGGTCTGTATGGAAATCGTCGACAGACAGTGGGAGTCTTTCGATATTGATTGTACAGAGAACGAGCTCGCGCGTATGAAGGGAATTCTCACCTCCGCTATTCGCCCACATCGAATCTATTATCCAATGAATGAAGTCAACGCATCGGATTTGGATAAGATGGAAATACTAGGGTACGATACTCTTAGCGGTATTGAGCAGGAAAATGGTCAGCTGATGGGGTCTCCCATGTCGTTTCCATACCTGTGTATTATTAACTTCGTCGTGAGTTGGGAGGCCGTCTTCCCCTACATCAACGACTTTCGGCTTGTACCGATTAAAGTTAATGGTGATGATATTCTCTTTCGATGCTCCGATCAGGATTATCTCCGTTGGCGTTCCTTTGTTAAGAATGCCGGTTTCAAATTAAGTGTCGGGAAGAACTTTTTCCATAGGTCTTACCTCTTCATAAATTCGCAACCCTGGAAGTATTCCAGACGGCCTGACGGCGGCGCATCATTCCGGTATATGCCCTTTTTTAACCAAGGTCTGATGAGCGGTCAGTCCAAAGTCGGTAAAGTGAGTTCCAAGCCCTTCAGCGATTGTATGTTACCTATCTACGCTCTACAAAAAGAGGCGATCGAGGGTGCCAGCCATCGCGAAGAGGCCCTTGCGCAGTTTTATTCGCGCAATAAGGAAAGCCTCGATGAGGTCTCACAAAAGGGTTATTTCTCTTTCCATTCTCCTACCGAGTACGCCGGTTTGGAAATGGTTCATGGAAAGAGAGATACGGTCACTTATACACAAAGGAAGATAGCTCGGATCGCTGAGTCCGATGCCCTGCGTGGTTTTTCCGTTCGTCGCCCTGAATGCTTGGACGACAAATGGAAGCCATACTTCTCCCATCGACCTGTCCACGGACCGACTACGCTGCACTATTCCAGCTTGCGACGTGTCGAGTATCCGCAGATTTCATCACCCCAAATTCTCACCCCTTTCATCGAGTCGATGTATGGGGATGTTGATCCTGAAGGTGAAAGTCGAGTGTGTACCTCTCACGATTTACGCCGCTACTATCAAAAGCGGATTAAGCGAGAGCGACCGATAATGGTTTCGGCGAACAAGATCTCACGGGGGTTTACTGTTTTGTCCCCACCTAGTATCCGACCAGAGGAGATTGGCATCTCCACCAACATCTGGAAGGAATGTGAGACTCCGCGAAGTGGTCTTAAATTTCGCGGGATCAAGTATCAGTCACGTTTCCGGAAGCGTGAATTGTTTTGGGCGTATGACGCCTCTGACCTTGATTCTTTGACCAACTCGGATGGCGATTTCGATGAAGATCGAGTATCCGTCCGTGGTTACTCCGATGACGACGAGTCACGCAATGACCCGAACGATTGGGGTGACGCCGATCGTATGTTCGAGATGGGTGAGGACGCCCACGAATATATGATGGGTAATCATCAATAGCGACGTGATCGCTCGTAGTTTGGAGATGGCGGTTGCAATGGATGGTTGTATCCTCACTCGGTACGGACGTTTGCGTCCCTGCTGACTGAGGCAAGTACCACGCCCGGATAAGTTCTCAAAAAGAGCACCGGGGATCATCTCAAAGAACCGGGGGAATTCCTGTACGCGGGAACCCTCCTAAGCCATCTTAAATCCATCTACGGATGTCGTCCTGGTAATGACGTTAAACTTACTCCTCCGCTACTGCGATGCCGTTGCTTGACCCTGTCAGACGAAGAGCTGGTATCTTACTACCATGGGGTTCATGTATTAACTTCCCAAAACGGTGTGTCGGGGATCAATACTCGTCACTCAATACTTCCGTACCAATTCCTACGCATGGATCAGCGTCGAACGACTGCACGGGAAGCCGTTAGGTTACATGGATGTACAGTCTCCGTTGTCTGGAGATACTTAGCCTCGATCGACATCGAACGGCTGTGCGC